GTCAAGCACTTGCACCTTATATCCGGATGACCTGACAATTTCTTCTATTGATTTGCCGGTGCCCAATGACTTAGCTTTAGCATCATGCGGTAGCCAAATCGTATCGTACATATATCCGAATGACTGAAGCTTGGCCATGTAGTAACTCATGGTTTGCTGGCTATCTTCAAAATAACGCAATAGCCTGGTTTCATGCCCTATAAATTGGACAATCCAACAAGCCGTTTGATCGGCCCAGCCCAAATCGAATACTGCGTGAACGCCTTTAGTTCCATCGTATGGCACGTTACATATACGGCCTTCTAATTCAGCCATAGTGACTTCTTTAGCAAATATGGCACCATCCACCGTTTGACGTGGAATTCCTTCCCATACGTTGTTATAGGCTTCTATATCCCTACCCTGAAGGGCACGGCGTTCTAAATCCAATACTTCAGGGAACCAAGGGTTATCGGACCAGTTGATCTTCTGAACTACTGCGTTTTCCGGTGGGTTCATTACAAACCGCTTCCAGGTTTCATCAGTTGGCAGTTCAGGGTTAAAGCTAATCCATATTTCGCTATCAGCCTTACGGATGGTTGGCACCAGGACGTTCCAGCTATTAGGGCTAACTGATTGGGCTTCTTCCACCCAGCAAATATCAATACCTTCGATGGATTTAACGTTATTAGTATTGTTCTTTACGCCAACAAATATGAATTCAGTACCGTTTATGCCACGAATGGTTCGTTCTGTAATTTCGTAATGGGCTTCAATTTCCAAGGCATAGATTTGATCACATAGCAGTTTATGGACCGAATCTTTGATACTGGTTTGATATTCACGGGCACATAGAACCCTAATTGGTTGTTCGCATCCCTTTAATAGCAATGCCCTGGCTATATTCCATGACTTAGAACCACCACGCCCACCGTAAAGAACTCTATAACGTGCTTTAGCTGGTTCAAATAAACACTTTAGTTTTGCCGGGAACCGGGCTTTAGCTTTCGCTTGTTGGATCGTTGCCATTCGGTTCTTCAAAAGTTAATACGAAACCGGTCTTTAGCGGTGAACCATTAGGGCCACTAATTTCTTGCTTTACCCTGTCTGAATAGTTCTTAGGGAATCTAGCCGCCATAGAACGTGACCACAAACTAGGGTTCAATCGTTCCCCATCTTTATGTTCCACCATGTATGACTGTGCCATTTCTTCCCACCATGACTGCGCTAATACCTGGGCATCTTCCAAGGCATGACAAAATTCTTCATGTTCATCACGCCATCTACACAAAGTTCTATATGAAACATTGAGTTGCGCTGACATTTGTTCAAACGATTTGCCCAGGCGGCCTAGTTCTATGACCTTATCGCAAAAGGATGGATCATATACAGTTGGACGGCCTACTGGGTTAGTCATTACTCTGCTTCCGCTTTCTTAACTACGGTAATGTCATCAGGGTTTACCTGGGGTTGCTGGGCCAAGAATTGTTCATTAGCCGTTGCCAAGAATCGGTTATGTAATGGTTCTACTACTTCCATAGGAAGCTTCTTTAATGCCGCTAATACTACTTGGGCTTCTTGAATAGTTAAATCGCCAAAATTGATAATCATTTCTTACCTTTCGTTGTTGTTTTCTTTGCTACCTTCTTAGCTACTGTCTTAGCTGGGGCTTTACGTGGCAGTTCGCCTTTAGTTACTACGGTTGCTTGTTTATATAATCTTGGGCGTTTTGCTGGTTTTTCAACTGTTGCACCAGGAATTGGGCCGTCAATTGGAAATATTGATTTAAATGGCTTTTTTTCTTTTTCTAAAATACCTTTAATAAAATCCGGCGTTTCTTTATTGTCAAATTTCCAATACCCATGCTTAATAAAATCTTCGGGCAAACCCTTTTCTTCGCAAAATGCTTTCTTTAACGCTTCGTATTTCTCACGCTGGCGTTCAAAGCAATGATAGTAAGCCCAGCCACAAAGCATGATGGCAAAACTACCCATTACTAATACAATTTTTGTTTCATCAGTCATTTGGCTTTTCCCCTATAAAGCATACGTCTTGCCATGACATTATCAGATAACGTTCATCGTTAGTAAAGTATTCTTGATATTTAAGGTATTCATCGCCACCCATAGTGCCAAATCTGACGTAATCGCCTACTTGTACCGGCATATCTTGGCGGCGGCCGTTAATCTTCTTGCCTGGACCTACGGCTACTACCGTGCCCATGTTGGCTACTTCCCGGTTATTAACCAAGATTACCGAACTTAAAACACGAATATCCGGCTTGACAACTATTTTGTCAGCCAGGGGTTTTAATATAAAATCTACATCAGCCATTGCAACTACTCCGATTGGTTGTATTTGGTTAGAAAGGCCCCAGTTTACCTTCACGTGCTGGGGCTTTTCGCTTTATTCTGATTGGTTGTTGTTAAACCTAAATGGTGTTCCAACGTCATCCATACTGCTTTTAAGCATATTATCTGTAACGGTTTTAGCCAAAATAGCATCTGCGGCTGGTGTTGCCGTTTTAGCCGCTGGCTTGGGACTTATTGCCCGTCTGCGTTCCAAATAATCTTCCATCTTGACCATATCAAGCAAATCCATAGATTTGCCACCTTTAGGGTTTAGATCAGCGGTGAAAGCCATGATTAGCAGTTATCGTCTTTGCAGTTATACGCATCACGGGTGTGTGTGTAGCATACGCCAGCAGTACGGCCAGTATTGAACTGTTTGTCTGCACCGGTCATATCTTCTTTGCCCATTGCTACGCCGCCAACGATTTTACCCATGCGTTCGCCGGTAGAATCAGAAGAATCAACACCTTTTGGGGAAGTTGCGCCAGTTGTTGAAGGTACGCCCTTCATTGAATCCATTTTGCCCATGATTAGTTCTCCTATGTGATGGGGTAATACAAACTACATTTTCGTCTATTTTACTACTTTGTCAATTATCTTCTTCATTGTCCATTAGCAATGGTGGTGCCGCTAAACCTATGCCGCTAAACAATGGCTGGCCTTTAGATTTAATGTCTTTTTTGGCGGCATCAGTTAAATCTACCATGTGAACTTGTTCGCCTTGTAATGATGGTAACGTATTAGCTTTTCTTACGCCCATACCCCATTTTTTGGTGTATTTATTAACAAAGTCCGGCAATATCTTGTCGTAAAAGCCTTTCATGCCTTCGCCGCCAATAGACAAACCTTCACCTGAAATAGATTTGCTATCACTACGTTCAATGGTTTTGCCTGTGTCATCAACAATCTTTTTGGCCATATCTTTGCCAAGATGTTCTTCAATTTGTTCAGGCGTATAGCTATCACCCATATGTGAACGATGGTTTTTATCAATAGCGCTTACTGTATATGTGCCGTCATCGTTCTTTTTGTAATAAACCTCATCTAAAAATTTAGCCAGGTTATAACGTTCGTTTTGTTGTTTTCCGGTAGTAAATGCAATGGCATCATAGTCACCTTTAACTGCTTCATTAAGAATTTGTTTCATCATCAATTCATGCCAGTTTTTCTTAAATGGGGCATCGGGTACATTTGTGGATAATTTGGCTTTGTAGTTTTGCCACGCTTGATTTTTGGCGGCAAATATTTCATTCATGCGGTCAATACCAGCTTGATCTAACTTGCTATATAGGTCTTGTGTAGCATAACGGTCTAACGCTTCTTCGCTGACTTTATTAAAATTTTCAGGTTTACCACCATATTTAGCCGCTTCTTCTTTTAAATAATTACGCCAATCTTCTAATTTACTGTCGTATTCTTGTTTTAAAGGTGCGGCTTCACTTGCATAGCCTTTTCTACGCCCAGCCTGGTGCCAATCTGATTGAATTTCTTCTACCATCAAAGTTTTTTTGCCGTTGATGATGCGGTCATTTAGCCTTGTATGGGCAAGAATGTTGGGTTCATCAAAATGGCCTGATTGATAGTTTGCATTAGATTTATTTGGCAAAGTTGTTAGCACTTCCCGGTAATTAGTGTATTTACCAGGTAATGTGTAATCTTCAAATTTAGCGGCACCTTCATCATCTAAGCTTAATATGCCTTCATCTAGTAAATGGCTACGCAAATTGCTTTCAGCATCACTTAAATCGTATGTTCCATTTCTACCGCCAATGTCTAAAAAACGGCCATTTGGGTCTTTAAATGAATAACCCATTTCATCATTACCGTATATTTCATAACCATGATCATCGTAATAATGACTAATTGGGTTTTCGTAATACATATCATTAGCTTGTTGTTTTGCGTTTTCATACAAAACACCATCAATATCTTCTTCTAATCTAGCCTGGGAGTATGGATTTGTTTCATAATCCGCATAGCGTTCAGGGTCAGCTTCTAATAACGCTTCCCGTTCTTGACTACGTATTACATCATCGTTTTTCATGTCGTAATGCAAATCGTCAGCTAAACCTTGAATGTAATCATCATCGTGATATACATCGCCGCCACGCAATTGATAATCTTCGTAAGTGTTGCCTTCACCAGTTGATTCGCCAAGAACCTTTTGCTCTAGCTTTAAACGGTTTTGCCCCATGTAATCCAAAAGTTCTTGCTTGGTAACGTTTGGATGATCTAGTAAATATTGCTTTACTCCGCTTACATCAAGTTCTTCAGTCTTAACGCCTGGGGTCTTTTCAAGTTGCTTTAGGAATTGATCACCAGTACCTTTTGGTTGACCAATCTTTAATATGGCGTTTTCTAATGGGGAATGAAAACCTAGTTCATCTATTTCTGATTGCGGTATGCTTTTTACTTCTACGCTGGCCGCTGGAATAGCTTGATTTACGTCTTGGACCGTTTGATCAATTGGATATTTACTTTGAACACGTTTTAAATCATCTAAATATTCGGCGTAACCTATATCAGAACGGCCGCCACGGCGGTTTGTATAAAATTTAGCTATATCTTCCGGGGTATAACCATAGCTTGTTCCATGCTCTATTGGAGTTTCGGCATTTTTAATAATTTCAAGGTCTTTTGGGGTTTTACCTACATAAACCGTGCCATATTTATCGTCATAAACTTGTAAACCAGCATCTTCAAGCCTTTTTGTAAAATAACCACTTTCATAATCAACGTTATGGGTCATTGGTATTTCAAATACATTGCCTGGCACTTTGCCGCTTAAAGTGTCTTTTAAATCTTGCTCAAAAGTCCTGGCTTGTCGCATTTGACCTTTATCCACCATAGCTTCATATTCAGATAAAGTTGGCAATTTTTTAGTTACATCTTCAATGCTCATGCCAATTGGCATATCTTTCATTGCTTTAAAAGCTTTGCCACCAAAATAACCTAAAGATGGGGCTACAAATTCACCTAAAGTTTCATGTTGTTTGTAACCTTGATACGGTGCAGTTGCACGGGGTACAAAATCTAACGTTTCTTCAGTTGTTGGGGCGGTTTGCTGAATTGCGGTTGCATATGGATTAGCAAGGAATTCTGCCGCCCTGGTGAAGTTACGTACACTTTTTGGCAAATAACTATTGATGGTATTGCTTAAATCACGTAAATCACCACTTGTGCCTATTGCCTGGGCAACGCCACCACGTCCTAATGATTCAGTAACGTTGGGCGTTAGTTGTAAAGCTTCTTTTAGACTGATTCCAGTTTCACGTAATTTTGTTCTGTCTTGAAGGCCATTAAGAATTTCACGCAATGATTCCTTTACGGATTTACCTTCACCGGCTGGTTCATTGTAGTAATCGTATTCTTCGTAGGCCATGACTGATTTTAAATGACTTCTATCATTACATCAACGCCGCCGCCTTTTCTTATTTGGCCACGTTGAATCATTAGTATGTCAATTTGTCCGTCATTGTCGTAAACGCCGGCATCTTCTAAACCGTCTAAAACCGCTTTCAAGCGATTATCAAGATCAGTTACCACCTTTGAACGTGGATATAACCAAATCGTTACTTCTAGCCGTTTGGTGCCGTATTTGGGTACGTTTTGTGCTATTACACATTCTGATACTGCCGTTTTAAATTCCCGGCCGGATTTGCTTAAAACGGTGTTGCCCCTAAAGTTGCGCCAATAGGTGTTAACGCTGGGTGGATAAGGAAGTTTAATAATTGTCATTTAATCACCGCAAAAACAAGCAATTGTTTCTTCATTAGGATCAAACATACTGGCTTGTTTAGTGTCATATTCCATCATTGAAGCATAACTTGGCCTATCACTACGAAAAAAAGCACCGCTTGGTTTATCAACTAATACTGAAACCATATTTTCCATTTTTGCCCACCAAATTGCCCTACTTGGTTTTTCATGAATTAAACTTAATATTTGAGAACCACCTTTTAAATAGCATAAATCGCAGTTTCCGTGCATGGTTACGCCATTATTGTTTGGCAAACCTAAATCAAAACAATTGTTTTTCCAAAATTCGCCTACGTGTTTTTTAGTAACGCCAGCTTCAGCTAACGGCATTTTTCTGTAAAAACCTTCTTCATCCGGTTTATTGCGTATTTTGACTACACGCCTTTGTTCATCGGACCGTATTCCAACAAATTGCTCCCAATCATCGCCTAAAGTTTTTAAATATTGTGCAAAAGGTCTAATTTTTAATAAAGTAGTGCAAAACCTAGTTACTGGGTTTGGCAAATATCTTCTTGATCTAATGGCGGCTTCAAAAGGTTCACCGTTACGGCTGGCAGTTTCAAAATCTACCAATTTCCATCGTTTTTTAGTTTCTTCATGCCAAACATATTCAAGCCAATGTATTTTTACATTCCATTGTTCTGAACAATTTTGAACAAATCGTAATGTTGCTTCTTCTTCTTTTCCGGTATTAGCAAAACAAACTATGGCGTTTTCAGGTAGCCCATTGTTGCTTTGCAATACACGCCAAAGCATATATGCAGAAGTCCGTCCACCACTAAAACTAATGCAAGTTGGTTCTTTAATTCTAAATGGATCGTTCATTTAACAGTTCTTTTGTCTTTTCTAACAAATCTTCTTCAGAGAAACCCCAATATTTTGCAAATCCTTTATGCCCAAGGCCGTGAACGCTGGTACGTGAATCAAGTCTATGATGCCAGGCGCACAACGGTATTGCTTCACTATTGGCTCTTTTTTGGCCGTATCGGCGCACGTGGTAAATTTCTGTTGGTGAATCATCTATTTCCCTTACTTGTATCTGCCTACATAATATGCACCCTAGCCTAGCTAGTTTGCCGTAGTGTTGGATTTCTTTTTTAGTCATCTAGCCAATGTTTGTCAGGATTATTAACTTTTTTATTATCGTCCTGAATTAAATCAAATTGTGGAACAAAATACGCTGGCCTGTTAGTTCCTTGGGGATCAGCCCAATATTTTTGTTGTTTGGCATTTTTGCCATACATATAACCATGAATGGTGTATTTACCCAATAACCCTGTCACCAAGTAAAAACGGCGGTTATCATCATCAGTAGGATGAACAATAAGTTGCCCATTAGCATGATGGGTTTGCCTTACGTCATGGGGGCCAACGTCAGTTGCGCCAGGGGTTCCCTTTGACCAAAATATGCCAAGGTGCTTTGCCAGGGCACATTCACCCATAGCACCTTCAATACTCATTTGCCAGGCATTAGTATCTTTAGCACCGTATCTATGCTTTGATCCATTTTGAATACATTGGACCGTGCGCTGGGTTCCCACTAGGGCGGCCATTTGTATTTCGGCCGGGCTTAATTCAATCAGAATAGGCACTTACAAGCCCTTTAGCTATATCTTCAAGTTGCTGGGAAACGTCCGTAATATCTACGGCAATTTCGTATGCTTTTTGAAATTCACCTTTGATTGTGGCGGCATGAAAGTCTTTCATTAATTTGTGCAATGCAAGATAAGGTGTTGAATAATCAATCATTTTGTAGTTCCCCCGTAAACCTGGCTTTCTAGGTGTTTAATTTGACTGCGTAATAATTCGTTTTCTGCTTTTAAACGGTTAGATTCTAATAAATGCAATAGCAACGGTGTCCATTCTTCAAATTCTTCTGTTAACTGGTTCATTTCTCTTGTGCCTTTCTTAAACCATCTTCATAACCACGCTGGTAATGTTTTTCAGCAAACGCATTTATATCTTGTACAAGTCTGCCAATAATCATTCCATCTTCATTGCGAATAATTCCGTTTTCTTGAAGGATTACTTCTTCTATACCGCAAGCATCTTTCATTTCTCTTGTGCCTTTCTTAGTATTGCTTTACACATATTAAATTGCGACTGTCGATAACATCTGCCTAAAAAAGTAACGCCCATGTGTTTTTCAATAAAATCCCATATTTCCTCATCTGTTAGTTCTTTTACTGGATGGGTATAGAGTGGAATACAAGGTTGTTCAATATCAAAAGATATATTTAATGCCGCACCCAAACTGGTAAAAAGCACCCCATCTACCATCCACGCTACTGGTTCATTGTTCATTTAGTTAACCTTTCCAGGTTACGGTTACTAGCTTCTTGGGTGCGCCAAGCTTCAAATCGTAGTTTTGCCGCTTCTAAGCGATATTTCCACATTTCTGTTTTGTACGTTGCCGCGCCAATGGCTTTACATAGTTCTTGGTATTCAGGGCTGGCATAAGCTTCACGTTCCTGGGCACCCAAGCTTTGTTCGCTTGATTGTTTCATTTTGATGGCCTTTAAACTGGATTTGTAAGCTTCCAGTTCGGCCAGTTCACCCTTAGCTTTAGCGTATTCAGGGGCAAATTCGTATAGATAATCTACACAATCATTGGGATCAACTACCCGGCTATCAGCTTTCATTGTTTTTTCAATTCTTTAATTATTTGATATTTTTTATCAAGCAAAGCATCTAATTCATTAATATGATGGGCTTGTTGGCGCAATAATTCTGCGGCCATCATCATGCAATCATTTGCATCAGATTTAACGTAAGCATCTTCTAAAATTTCTGCTAATTTGTATGCGTTCATTTGTCAAACCATATATAAAAAAGAACAACTGCTATAAATACCCAACAAACTGCACCGGTCAGGGCCAATAAAGTTATCAATAAATTAATCATCGCCAATCACCAAGTTCACCCCGGTTTCCTTTTTTCCATTGATCGTAAAAATCCCCAGCAAGTTGCTGGCGGCGTTTATCAAAACTAGGATTAGCAAAATAACCCCTAAAACCGGTAAGCCCAAGCTTGGTACGGTAAATAAGTAACTGTCTAATTTCGCACTCATACCGCCAGCTTTCCAATGTGTTGTTGGATTCGTTGTCGGTACTGTCCCATAGATTCCCCGGCGTAAGCATTTAACCCTAGTTCCCGGCCCTTGGCCAAAGTTAATTCATCATTACTATACCAGGGGAGTGAAGGTCGCTTTACTTCTTTTGGTGTCATGTCCAGTTCATCTTCAAACCGGCCTTGATTGATCCACGTGCTGGCATGGGGAATAAAATCCATTTCCGTACCTTTTAGTTTCCAGTACGCAACGTGTTGTTCAATGGCTTCAACGGCTTGGGATTTTTCATCCGCAGTAAGCCGGTTAAACGCCCCCAGGGCGGCACGTTTGGCTACCTTCCTGGGGTAATGTTTCCAAAACTGTTCAAACATTATGCGGCCGTCCATTTCGCTACAAACTTTTTAAGTTTGGCGTATTCGCCTTTAGGTAATTCGTATTCAATGTATTCGTTTTCGCCTTCATCTTCTAGGTCAATTTCGTGTTGAGCACGGAATATTAAATGATTAATGGTGCCGTCCAAGTCATCACGGTTGACGGTAGATAATTTGGCAAATTCTTTAAGGGCTTGTGCGTATTTCATATTAAGCCGCCTTATTAATAGCTTTTAATAAAAATGCTTTTGCTTTGTGCAAATTCATTTGAATACAAAACATATGAGTAGGTTTTGGGCTAATTTCTGTTGCACCCTTCATAACTTTGTATGAAGATTTGTTGCGTGTTCCGCTTGGGTGGCTTGTAATCATAATGCAGTAATCTGTTTCTACGCCATCAACAAACGCTACAAAATAACCAGTATCTATTTTTTTAATTTCTACGTTCATTTTTTATCCTTTGTTTTCACGGCACCGTTGCCGTATTAGTAATTTACTAAAGTAATCTTTACTTGTAAACAATTAT